ATGCAATGACCTCGGCAGTAGGAACTGTTGGCACATCAGTATTTGTTACTGGTGTCAATATGACCTCTTCTTTGGGTGATGAGACCCAGGAAACAAGTTATGAAGCGCCTAGTGTATCGGCTACAATATCTTCAGGAGTATTGAATGTTCGTACAGATGTTAGCTTTACACCAACTGGAGTTTCTGTTACAAGTAGTACAGGTAATCTACAAGGAACTTTTTGGTCTACTGTAGATGATTCTAACTCAGCCATAAGTTGGACGGAAGTTCATAAAGCTGCATAAAAGTTTTGACAAACTTTCAAATAATAACTAAAACTTTATTAGGAGATTAAATGAGTTCAACTTATTCAACTGGCTTACGAATAGAGCTACAAACA